GCCTGTCGCGGCGCTGTACGAGGCGGGGCGCGTGGCGCATCGCGGCGCCTTCCCGGCGCTGGAGGACGAATTGTGCGGGCTGGTGGCGGGCGGCGGCTATGAGGGGCCGGGGCGATCGCCCGACCGGGCGGATGCGCTGGTGTGGGCGCTGAGCGAGCTGATGCTGGGCAGGAGGGGCGAGGCGCGGGTGCGGGGGATGTAGGAAGTGGTGCGACGGTGCTATGCGGTACGGCGGAGGTGGGGATGAGCGAATGGAGCGAGCTAGCTGCCGTTAGCGGCTTCGCTCGAGCCGAATATCTGAGTAAACCAGAACATCTCAGGATTTAAGAACCATTCCCGGTTGGCATCGGTGAGAAACTTCTTCAACTGCGTCATTTCCACCTGATAGCGCCGACAAAAGCCGATGAGCTCCCAAAGGTCGTCGTCCGTGGGGAAACGGTTGAAGCGTATGAAGATGTCGCTCCCAATGCCGCAGCTCTCTTGAACAAACGACATCCGATCAATCCATTCGAAGAATGCCCTTTCATCGCTATCGTGATAAAAGAGAATGTCGGTGGCGATGATCTGATGCTGCTCGTTAGCCATGTCTCATGCTGGCATCGCTGTGTGGGTCTCGCAACGGCCGATTTCGATCGAAATCCGACATCTTTCTTGATTTCCTGAGAGCTGGCCCGTGACGGACGGGCGCGAGCCATAGGGGAACCTCCGTCCGCCGATCTCCGTTTTCCGGGAATGAAAAATATGGAGCAACTGTTATGACTATGGCGAAATGGATCGTCGCCCTGGCCGGTGCCGCAATGGTCGCAGGTCCAGTGGCGGCCCAGTCGTTGAACGGCGGTGATCGCGCGCGGATCGATCGGGCGCGGCCGGCGGATCGCGAGGATGTGCGCTATTGCCTGATGCAGGGCAAGAAGGGCCGCGACAAGGGTACGGTGATCGGCGCTGCGGGCGGCGTGGGCGTGGGCGCGCTGGCCGGCGGGAGCCTGGGCGAATCGCTGCTGGCGGGCGCTGCGGGTGCCGTCGCCGGGCGGCTGATCGGCAAGAGCGAGGGCACCGACGCCACCTGCGACGCGGTGCTGGCGCGCAATCCGTGATGTCCACGGGCTGGCGAGCGCTATCGCCGGTCCGTGAACCTGACCCATGATTTGACCTGCGTTTCCCTGGGCTGGCCCTTTCCATCCAGCGCGGGGAGATAGCGCTGGCCCATGGCGACAAGACAGGCGGTATCGTCATGTTTGCGGCTGCCCGACGACCTAGTAATGCGGCAGGATCGTGGGAGACCGGAGGCATCCAGTCGCACTGTATAGTCGCTTTGCAGGTCGGCAGCAGCGGGATCGGCTGTGTCTTCCATCGGAGGCCTGCCGTCGGTCGCGATCGGGGTCGCGCCGCCGAAGTCGCCCTGAAACGACGCCGGCGCGGGTTCCCAGAGGATGCGAACAATCGGCACGGTCAAGTCATGGCCGTCCCGGCCGCGTATCGCCGACATCCATCCCATCTTCATCATGATGAGCCTGCAACTGGCGAGGGCGATGCCGGTCCCTCCGACAATATCGGAGGGCACGCAATCGAGTTGATCGTTGCCTTCGCGTCGGGTGACTTTGACGGTTGCCGCGCCGGTCGATGCCGGTGGGAGACTGACGAGCGCATAGTCCTGAGCAGTGGGCAGAACGAGCGGCGTGACGGGCGTTCCGCTTGTCTGGGCGAGGGCGAGCAGGATGGGCGCGATGGACGACATGCGCGCAGATTTGATCGCTGCGCGGTCTTTGTAAAGGATGGCCTCATTCTCTCGCCGACTTTCGGTGAGCGGCCCTGCCGCTGACCTTCACTATCCTCTCCCCTGACGGGGAGAGGATTTTTTGTTTTCGGGGGTCTTCATGAAATGGTTCGGGACGAAGGCGGCGCCGGTTGCGGCGCGGCCGGTGCTGGCGCGCGCCTGGGGTTCGGGGGCGGTCGCGCTGGGGGAATGGCCGGCGAGCTATGAGGCGCAGCTGCGCGCCGGGGTGATGACCAACCCGGTGGCGCAGCGGGCGATGCGGCTGGTGTCCGAGGGGGCGACGGCGCTGTCCGTCGGCGGCGCGGACCAGGAGGCGCGGGCGCGGGTGGCGACGCTGGTCGGGAAGAGCTCTGCCGGGCAGGGGCTGGTGGAGACGCTGGCCTGCCACCTGCTGCTGCACGGCAATGCCTATGTGCAGGTGCTGGCGGGGGCGGACGGGATGCCGGGCGAACTCTATGCGCTGCGGCCCGAGCGGGTGAGCGTGGAGGCGGACGCGCGGGGGTGGCCGGCGGCCTATCTCTATCGCGTCGGGGAAAGCGTGACGCGGCTCAGCCCCGAGGACGGGGCGGGGCGGACGGGGGTGCTGCATGTGAAGGCGCTGCATCCGCTGGACGATCATTATGGGCTGGGCTGCGCGGGGGCGGCGGCGGGCGCGGTCGCGATCCACAATGCGGCGAGCGTGTGGAACAAGGCGCTGCTCGACAATGCGGCGCGGCCTTCTGGGGCGATGGTCTATGACCCGGGCGACGGGTCGGTGATGAGCCCCGAGCAGTTCGAGCGGGTGAAGCGCGAGATGGAGGCGGCCTTCGCCGGCGCGGCCAATGCCGGGCGGCCGATGCTGCTGGAAGGCGGGCTCGACTGGAAGGCGATGAGCCTGACGCCCGCCGAGATGGATTTCGTGGGGCTGAAGGCGGCGGCGGCGCGGGAGATCGCGCTGGCTTTCGGGGTGCCGCCGATGCTGATGGGCCTGCCGGGCGACAACAGCTACGCCAATTATCGCGAGGCGAACCGCGCGCTGTGGCGGCAGACCATCCTGCCGCTGGTGGCGAAGATCTGCGGCGGGCTGGCGCAGGGGCTTTCGGGCTGGTGGCCGGGCGTGACGATCGCCGCCGACCTGGATGCGGTGCCGGCGCTGGCCGAGGAGCGCGCCGCGCTGTGGGAACGGGTCGCGGCGGCGGACTTCCTGAGCGCCGAGGAGAAGCGGGCGATGCTGGGGGTGTGATGAGACAGGATGGCGAGATGCTGGCGCGATTGGTCGCGCAGGCGGAGGGGGTGCCGGGCGGCGCTTCGGGTCTGGGCGATATGGTGATGATCCGCGCGCTGATCGAGGAGGCGAGCGAGCTGGGCGCGGGGCGGGCGCTGGAGCGGCTGGGGCTCTCCGACCGGCGGGCCGAGGGCGACATGCGGGAACTGCGCGAGCTGCTGTCCGCCTGGCGCGACGCGAAGAAGGCGGCGCGCGGGGCGGTGATCGGATGGATCGCGCGGATCGGGCTGGCGCTGCTGTTGCTGGGGATCGCGGTCAAGGTGGGCGTGATCGGGATGGTGAAGGGATGAGGGAGGAACCGGAAACCAGCGCCGTTCGCCCTGAGCGGAGTCAAGGAGGGCGGCCGAGCGTAGCGCGGCCCATGCTTCGCTTCGCTCAGCAGGGGGCTTCGACAGGCTCAGCCCGAACGGAAGGGGAAGGCGATGTGCGCTTTGCCGGCTATGCGGCGGTGTTCGGCCGGGTCGATCGGGGCGGCGACCTGGTGCGGGCTGGGGCGTTCGGGGCGGTGCGGGCGGCGGGCGTGCCGCTGCTGTGGCAGCACCTGCCGGACGCGGTGATCGGCACGGTCGAGCGGCTGGAGGAGGATGCGCGCGGACTGCGCGTGATCGGGCGGGTGTCGGCGCGGACGGCGGCGGGGCGTGAGGCCGCGCGGGCGCTGCGCGAGAAGGCGGTGGACGGGCTCAGCTTCGGATACCGGGTGCGGGAGGCGCGAGGCGCGACGCCGCGCGAGCTGGTGGCGCTGGAGCTGGTGGAGGTGAGCCTGGTCACGCATCCGATGCAGCCGCTGGCGCGGGTGCATGCGGTGGAATCAGACGCCTAGCCATTGTAGGCGGCCGGGCAGGTCGTCCGCGCTGTAGTCGAGCTGAAGGACGCGGCGATGGCCTGTGTGAGGGCGGATAAGTGCCCCGGCATTGACAATTATCTGATCGATTGATTCATGATCCTATGACAAATCTCGTAACCGTCTTTTGTAACGGGCAGCCAATATACCGTGAGTTTCCCGGCGGGAATGTGCTTATGCCTACTAACGAAATGGAGCGCTACCGCATAGCGGAAGCGCTCCAAGGTGTCTTAGCTATGCTCGGTTCAGCTACGCCGCTTTCTTGCGCCACGGAATTTGACTGTAATGAAGACCGCTTACGAAGCGAACAAGATCTCTGCGTCCATAAAGCCGATGGTCCCGGGCCCCAAACAAAATAGTGGGACAACCGAACTGCTGGGACCAGTAAGCCACAGCGCTATTCGCTTCAGTTGTGTTTGCGATGACGTGATCTTTGACCACAATTATGCCAAAATTGACACCTTGCTCGCGGATAAGGGCAAACTGCATCATGGCTTTAAATCCCTAGGTTGGAGGTGGTCCACCGGAACGAGCGATGGCTAGGAGACTTGCTCGTTACCTTTAGGAACTTGCTACCGCGGGCAATTCGCTGGAAGCTGCGGTCGAACGATTGCGCCATGCTGTGAATGACATAGTCTTTCACGCTTTTCATAACATCATCGAAACGATCTTCGCGACCGCACCCGGAGCAGGTCACCTTGTCGCCGGGTCCGGGATTCGCGACACATTTTGCTTGGCTCTTGCAAGAGCCGCACAGGATGGAATGTTTACTCATAACGAAAATCAGTCCTTACATTAGGCCTGAATTTTCGTTGACGGTCGCGTACATATCCTATAAAAAATTGTTCCGTGATCACGACCGCCAACGGTCTTTCAGGCAGTTGGCACTTCCAAAAGGACCGTCAAGGATTCAGCCCCTTGGCGGTCTTTTTGCATTCTAGCCGAAGTCGGAATTGAGCGCAATGGCGCATGCCGTTAAATTGCCGCCAGAGCGCCCCACAGGCCAGGCGTCGAGCTAGGCATCCCCTCCTCCAATGGTAAGCCACTTATCACTGAGGCATCGTCCTAGGGCATTTTAGGAGACTTTTGAGGGAGGCAGGTCGATGCGCAAAGCTTGATAAGGTTAATGTTCTGGGCATGTTCCCGGTGCTTGTCTAAAAATTGAAGTTTCCGGTGAGGGAGTTGCATTTTCTCTCCCCTGACGGGGCGAGGGTTTTCTTTTTTCGGGCGGTCCCATCGGGGCCGCCTTTTTTCGTTCGTGGCAAGGAGACAGGTGAATGACGGACGGGGTGGTGGATGGCCTGGAGGCCAGTTTCGATGCGGTGGTGCAGGGCGAGAGGATCGCGGGGCTGGAGCAGGAGATGGCGGCGCTGAAAGGGCGGGTGGACGGTGCCTTGCTGGCCGCGCGGCGGCCGGCGCTCGACGGGGTGAAGGGCGGCGACGTCGATCCGGCGCGGGCGGCGTTCGTGGAACGATACCTGCGGCAGGGGCATGAGGCCGGCGTGGAGCTGAAGAGCTTTTCGGGCGCTTCGGGCGGCGCGGGCGGCTATGCGGTGCCGCGCGAGATCGACCAGCTGATCGACGGGACGCTGAAGAGCATCTCGCCGATCCGGGCGATCGCCAATGTCGTGCGCACCGGCACGGCGGGATACCGCAAGCTGGTGACGTCGGGCGGCGTGGTGTCGGGCTGGGCGAGCGAGACCGGCGCGCGGGGCGAGACGGCGACGCCGGTCTTCAACGAGATCGCGCCGCCTTCGGGCGAGCTCTACGCCAATCCGGCGGCGAGCCAGGCGATGCTGGACGACGCGCAGTTCGACGTCGAGGGCTGGCTGGCGGGCGAGATCGCCCGCGAGTTCGCCGCGGCGGAGGGCGCGGCCTTCGTCGGCGGCAACGGGACGAACAAGCCCAAGGGCTTCCTGAGCTATGCCACCAGCAGCGCGGCGGACGGGGCGCGGGCGTTCGGGACGCTGCAATATGTGCCGTCGGGCGCTGCCGGCGCGTTCGATGCCGATCCGGCCGATGCGCTGATCGACCTGGTGCAGAGCCTGCGCGCGCCCTATCGCCAGGGGGCGAGCTTCGTCATGAATTCCGCGACGCTGGCGGTGATCCGCAAGCTGCGCACCGATGACGGGGCGTTCCTGTGGCAGCCGTCGCTGAGCGCGGGGCAGCCGGCGAGCCTGCTGGGCTATCCGGTGGTCGAGGCCGAGGACATGCCCGACATCGCGGCGGACAGCCTGTCGATCGCCTTCGGCAATTTTCAGGCCGGCTATGTGATCGCCGAGCGGAGCGAGACCAGCATCCTGCGCGATCCGTTCAGCAACAAGCCGTTCGTGCATTTCTATGCGGTCAAGCGGATCGGCGGCGGCGTCGCCAATTCGGAGGCGATCAAGCTGATGAAGTTCGCGGCGTCGTAGGCGCGTTTCCCCTGTGGGGCCTGGCCCCACACCTTGCCCCTCCCCTTTCCGGGGGAGGGGCTTTTTGTTCCTCGGGAGGCGGCGGTGGCGATCACGGGATGGGAGATGGCGGACCTGGTACGCGAGGTCTGCCACGACATGGGGACGGGGCCGCTGGTGCTGGGCGGGGCACAGGCGGGCTATCGGGAATTTGCGGGAGCGGTGAGCGCGGGCGCGCGCTTTCCCTATGCGATCGTCGGCGTGACCGACCCCGATCAATGGGAGACGGGGATCGGCACGCTGGACGGCGAGGGGCGGCTGGTGCGCGAGGCGCTGGCATCCTCGGCCGGTGGCGCGGCGGTCGACTTCGCGGCGGGGGAGAAGCGCGTCGGGCTGGCGCTGCATGCCGGCTGGGCGGATGCGGTCGAGGGCCATGGGCATGGGATCGGCGCGGTCGAGGGGCTGGGCGAGGCACTGGGCGGCAAGCAGGCGGCAAGCGCGACCCTGAGCGCGCTGTCGGGTGTGACGACCACCGCCTTCGGGCGGGGCGCGCTGGGGGCGGGTGATGCGGCGGCGTTCCGCGCCTATATCGGCGCGGGGACCAGCAGCAGCGCGGGCACGGTGACGAGCGTCGCGATGAGCGGCGGGACGACGGGACTTTCCGTATCGGGCGGGCCGGTGACGGGCGCGGGCACGCTGACGCTGGGCGGGACATTGGGGATCGCCCATGGCGGCACCGGGGCGACCAGCGCGGCGGCGGCGCGCACCGCGCTGGGCCTGGGGGGCTGCGCCACACTGAACGTGGGCACGGCGGCCGGGACCGTGGCGGCAGGCGACGACGGGCGGATCGCGGGAGCGGGGCAGCTGGCCGTCGCGAACAGCTGGACCCAGAGAAACAGCTTTCAAGGCGTCACGGTGGGGAGTTCCGCCGCTTATCAGGTCAACGGTGCGGTGTCCGCGTGCCAGATCAACGGGACCAGCAATTCCGGCGCTTCGAACACGATCATTCGATGGACGGCGGACGCGAACGGCCCCGTGCTCCAGCTCGTCAAATCGCGCAGCGGCGCCATGGGGGGATCGGCATCCGTCGCGGCGAATGATTCGCTGGGCAACATCACCTTCGGCGGCGACGATGGAACGATCCTGGCCCTGGGGCCGCGCATCACCGGCTTTGCGTCCGAGGGCTGGAGCGGTTCGGGGCGGGGATCCGAGATATTGATGTTCGCGGTGGCCGGCGGATCGACATCGCAGACCCTGGCGGCGCGGATCGCGGCGGACAATGTGCGGCCGGGCGTGGACAACGCCATCGGCCTGGGCACGGCGGCGCAGCGGTGGAAGGAGATCTTCGCGGCGAGCGGCGCGATCAATACCTCCGACGCCAGGATGAAGCGGGAGATCGCGGCCGTGCCCGATCCGCTGCTGGACGCCTGGGACGACGTGGCCTGGCGGAGTTTCCGGTTCGAGGAGGCATGGGCGGCGAAGGGCGAGGCGGCGCGGCGCCATGCCGGGCTGGTCGCGCAGCAGGTGCGCGATGCGATCGACGCGCGGCTGGGCGAGGGCGCCGCGGTGGGCTGGGGCCTGCTGTGCCATGACGATTGGCCGGCAACGGTCGAGGTGCGGGACGAAGCGGGTGCGCTGGTGCAGGAGGCGCGGCCGGCGGGCGAACGCTGGGGGTTGCGCTACGAAGAGTGCCTGGCGGTCGAGGCGGCCTGGCAGCGGCGGCGGATGGACCGGATCGAGGCGCGGCTGGCGGCGCTGGAAGGCGGCGGCGATGCAGGGTGAGGCGCTGGGCATCGAAGTGCTGGGCGATGTGCGGCGGGATGCCGGCGGCTGGGCCGGGCCGTGGCGCGCGGGGG